AGGTTAGGAAATTGCGGCAATGGTGATGATTGCGGAGGGTTGTTCGTTTCTGGTTGCATAACGTTTTTGTGCATTTAGAGCGATTACTTGGGCATCGTCGTTAAAACAAATTTCAGTCAAGCCATCTAAAACAGCGCGGCTTAATTTGTCCACGTCTCCGATGCGTGCGGTGCAATGAGAAGGGGCTTTTGGCTTGAGTTCTCCGTTAGTGCGGAAGTGGCCTTTTGGTCTGGCAAATATAAAAGTGACCGAGACCAAGATCGGCTTGTCCATTATGGCATACCAGCCGTCAGGTAGAGCTTCAAGGGCTGAATACTTGACATCTTGACGCCAAGGCTTACAGCGTTTACTTGACTCAAGCAAAATGCCTTTGCCAACATGACGCTTGCTGCCTTGCGGGGCAGGTTTGCCAAAAACAGTGAACGTAAAGCTTTCGCTCACTTGGCCTCTTTTTTCTGCTGTTGATTAAACAAGTCTTGCGCATCGGATCGAGCTTTTGCAAGCTCCTTGCAAGATTGATTTTCTTTTTTGAGCCTTTCGTGCTCAAGTTGTGCTACTACAACTTTTTGGCATTGCTCAACAATTGCTAACTGAACAACTTCTTGCGCTCGGTGATATTCAAAAAACCACGACTCTGAATCCCCAGTAGTATGCTTTTGGAGCAGTGACTCGTTAGCTTCGCTGAGTTCATCGTCTGGTTCGCCGCAACTCATCTTATCAATGCAAAGCTCAAAAGCATAAATCAAAGCCTTTACTTTTTGAGCTTCAAAAATAACCATGCGATCGGCTGCGTTAACTGCATTCCAGCGTTCACGATGCTTTTTTAAAGCCGCTATGACAGCAGGCTGTGCCTCGACGAATGTAGAGATAGAAGGTGATTCCATGTAATTAGAAAAAGAGAACGGGACTTACGCAATAGCCGCCTAAAGTCAATGAAACTGGCCGTAATTGCCGCGTGCTTTTTGCTCGCGTGTTTTAAAGAAACCTTCGAGGTCAGGAAACTGATCCATCAAATCACGGGCCGCAAAAGCTGTGTGGTTGTTGTTGATCTTGAGGCCAAGGTCGCCAGTTGTCGCCCGTGTCTCCCATCGGAGAATGTGAAACAAACCGTCCATTGAATAGCGGCTATGACCCGACAGTTTTAGTTCTCGGGCCAACCCTGCGAGCTGCAATAAAAGGCCAGGATTTCTGGCCTTGCATTGCTGCCACTGCAAGTAAAGTTTCTGCGTCATTGGGGCAAATTCGCGCAGGCGCGTTGCCAACCTTGCTCGCAGTGCGTGATCTGTTGCTGGTTGTGAACGCTGGTCAAAGTGAGCCAGGTCGCGCCAGCAAGAAGCGTGCCAAAAATAAAAGAGACCAAAAAGCCTGTTTTTTCGGGCTTGTAGTAGCGGGAACGTGATTTCACGGAATTGATTGGGAGGCGAAAAGGGATCTCCCCTTGGAGCCAGTATGGCATACCCGCAGGGAGAAAGCAAGAGGTCAGCCTTTAGAGCTGTTCGACTTCAAGCGTCGTCATGTCAATCCCACTTGGTGGGTTGCTGCTTTTTGCCAGCTCAACAACTTTCATCAACTCTTGGCCCATAGCCAATAGACGCTGTAAGTCGTCTTGAACACTGACAAGCCCCATCAAATCAGCCCCCCGCATTTCGTCCAAATATTGAGTGCCATGCACTCGATCAATGGCAATCAGGCACGTAAGCAGATCTTGTACAGCCTCAGCGGCTGCGTTGAGCTTGCTGTTGTACTTGCGAACTTCACCCTCAAGCTTTTCTTGATGCTCTTTAGCTGGACGGTTAAGCTCTTCTTTTACGAATGTCGCTGTATTGCGGGCAGCAATCTCGGGAGCCCTGGCAGTCAGGTCGTCTGAGATTCGTTTGAACTCAGCTTGTTGCTCACGGATTTGCTCGGCATCAATAGTCCGAGTGCTGGCTGGCTGTTGACTTTCTCGAACCTTTGCCTCAACCTCGCGGATCACGCTAGGGACTAATGCCTTTTTTTCGTTGGCTTCAATCCATGTTTGCAACTTGTCAAGAACGTCGCCATCAAGATTGTTTTTTGCTAAATAAGACGCAGCATCATGGCCAATAAATTCATGAGCCTGCAAGTGCTGCTTTGCAATCTTTATGGCCTTGGGGTTGCTAATCCGAGCCAAATTGCAGACCGTGGACGGCGTCAGCGAAAGAAGTGAACTGTCCGAGGCCCCGGACAGTTGCCCTGACATCGCAAACTGAGCAGCTTGCAACCATTCGCAGGCCCGAGGCTTGCTGTCTGTGACGTATTCAGGAAGACAACTTGACTCATTGCCTTGACGTTTTTTTTCAAATTCACTCCAAAAACGTGTCTGACCTTTGCCTCCACCACCATTAGTGACATTGGGATCGTTGGCGTCCATCTCCTGCTTCAGCTCGTACAGGTGAACGCAGAGCTGCATCTTTTGTTGGGCCACCTGTTTGGTGTCGGCCCAGATGGCTTTGATCAGGTTTAATTCGGCGTCGCTATAACCGCGCCCTAACACTGCGGGCGGGAAAGCTTGGGCGATTGAAGTTTCGTTAGTTAATGTCATTGCGATAAAAAACCCTTGCGATTTGCAAGGGCATAAACGTCAAAATTTGATCAAAGATTCTGTGAGGCTTCTAGCTGCTTTGCTTGTTCATAGCCAGCAAGCAACGCCCCAGCAGTCCCAGGCAAGACAGGGGTTTGTCCCGACCGACGAATGCTGTCAACGTCCGCTTTCAGGTTGCGCATTGCATTGTCAACTTTGCTCAGATGACCTTGCAGGCGTTCTGCTTTTTGCGCCAGCGTTTGATTATTGACAAGGTAAACCTGTGAACCGCTGTGCTCAATTTTCAAGCCGAAAGCATCATTAACGTGATTGCGAACAAGGCGCATGTTTTCGTAGACCGTGTCGCGGCTGACTTCCAACATGTCTGCGATGGTGTCATAGTCGCAACGACGACCAAGGCTTTCAAAAAGAATCAGGCACTTACCTAATGAGTTGGGGCTGCCACCACGCTTGAAAACATCAGGGTATTTTTCAAGCAACAATTTAGATAACCCAAACTCTTGATTTAGCAGTTGGCTTGTCGCCTCTTCTGTGAGCCCTAAAAACTCGACAGGTCTTGCGGCAGAGCCACCGCAAAATTCAGAAAAATCAAACATGGTCTTTAATGAGTCCAGGCAAAGCCTGGGGCGTGAGATGTCCTGGCTAGGCCAGGGGCGGCGGTGTTGCAGCACCGCTTCCCTGCATTGAAAGGGTGAGGCGTCCTATAGAAAAGCGCAGGTGTGCCAGAAATGTAACTGGACCTATGGCGCTTGGTCCCCGGAGTTGGGGCTTTGCTAAGTCGGAACTCTGACCTGATCACCAACCCAGTTCAGGTATGGGCCGATATTGACCTCAGCCTCTTGCGCGGTGTACCACCTGTAATCACAGCTATTGCAATGGCGGCGGCGCACTGTTTCGTAGGGGCCATCAACGGTTTTCTTGGTCGTCACCACGTGGACTCGAAACGATCCACACTTGGGGCACTTCATCCGAATTTGTCTGCTCAAAAGTCTGGTTGTGTTGCTTGGAACTTGCCCCACGCTTCTTCCCAGGCTTTAAGGCATTCTTCTGGGTCTTGCTTAATCACCTTACATTTTTCAGGGCCGCTTATGACAGTGACGCACATGCCTACCGTGATACTGGGCTGATTAAGGGCCAGGCAGGACATGTACGCACCGAGCTGAGCCGTTGCTGGCTTGCGGGCTGGAATTGCTTTTTTGCTGCTAACCGTTTTCAGATCTCCCAGGATGACCAGTTGCTTGCTGGGTTCCAGTCCTTCTTCTTTCAGGCGAATCAAAAAGTCAAAACTGCCGCCAAGGCTTTTGTATCTGTCCATGACCTTGTATTCAGTGGCCAAGGTTTCGACGCCTTTGAAGAACGGATCGTCAAGCAATGGATCAAGCCACGGCGACCATTTGTCGTCAACAATCTGCGGCTCGTCAAGAAGGTGCAGCTCTAGCGCGGAATGGATGGCCTTTCCTCGGGCGGCCCATCCGTCGGAGCCGTCTTTGTATTTGTCGATCATTGCTCGCTTGAACGGCGTCATATCAACGTTGAGCACATCGGAAACGTTGTGAGCTAGCCATTCGCCGCGCCATCGATAACGATGGGAAGGCTCATGAAGCTCAAGCTCTGAAACTGGGTCAAGCATCAAGGGGTTGCGCTTTGCGGTCAGTATGGGCATACTTCGCCAGCAAAGCAATGCCAATCAATGCCAGAACTGGAATCAACTGCTAGCAGCCACGTTCGCGTCGATCCACGGGTCATAGCCGAAGTGGACCGCAAAAAACCAATTGGCGTCACCCGCACCGGCTGGGTCAACTTATTGCTTCAAAAGGCAATCGCATCAGAGCCGGAGCCCCTTGCCCGTGACTGATCTAAACGCAGAGGAACGCGCTTTTGATCTGTTGCAATGGGTGCCGTATTGCCTTCCGTCTCAATACGACGAAGAGCGAGCCATGCTCGGTTATTACAGCAAGACGCAGAAAGATCGTTCAGACCGTGCCATCGACGCATGGGACGCTGATCATCCGTACAAATCCAGCGACGAACTAAAAGCGTTTAAGGAACTGGAAAGGCTTGGTGTCTACACACAGGCTGATTTTTACTCACCAAGCAAAGCCAAAGATGGACACTACACCGGGCGAATCAAAGCTCTCAGAGATACTGCCCGAAAGCCTGAAGGACCACCAAGACCTTCTGGACCGGCTCGACCAATACGCAAACACCGTCCTTTGTAACGAGACAGACGACTTGCGCCGATCGCAACTGCTTCGTCTCTATGCCGACGAGGTTGGTTGCCCGATCAACGAAAAAACTGCAGCCATTGTTTTAAGCAAGGCTCAAGGCCAAATCGCGGGGGTCTCAATCCCTCGAAAGCGTGGCGAAAAGTTAGACACAACTCCGACGCCATGGTCTTGGGAAGGTGTCATCATGTCGGGCACTTTTAACCTGCTTGTTGCGCCACCAAAGGTCGGCAAGTCTGCCTTGATGGTTGGAATGATCAGCGCATGGTTCCACGGCCAAGAATTTTATCTAGGCCAAAAACTTCACGGCGCTTGCCCCAAGGTTTACATCATTGGGACTGATCAACCTGAAAGTGATTGGAACACCTTGTTTGAACGCGAAGGCTTGGTAAATAGCGATGGCGAGTTATCAGGCCCGATCGAAATGTTGTGGCATACGGGAGCACCGTTGCACTTGACAGATGAGGGCGTAAAACATCTTGCCGAGATTGCAGAGGAAAACCCCGGGTCATTCTTTTTGCTCGATAGTTATCACGCGTGTTGTGCGCCGCTTGGCCTTGAAGAGGCTGCTTCAAGTTTCGATGGCCCAGCCCGTCAGCTTTCCGAGGCCCTGGCCCCGCATAAGGCCACGTTGGCGATGATCCACCACACCAACAAAAGCGTCAGCGGCGGCAATGCAACCAATGCGAGCCGGGGCAGCAATGCCCTGCCTGCAGCGGCCAGCCTCACGATTCTGATGAACTGGTTTAAGCAGCCTGCTGAAGGCCAGACACAATCAGATCATCGCGTTGTGCTCAAGACGCAGGGGAGGGCAAAAGGCACGACCCTGCTGATTGAGCTTGAAGACGATGGATGGGTGCATCACGGCGACGGTGAAAGCGTCTTAGCCGCTGAATCGATGCAAGAGGCGGCAGACGAGCTGCAAGGCCGTCAAGCCGATATTTTTGATTACATCTGCGAGCGTTGGTCAGACGGGCAGTTCCCCGTTGTCGCGAGCGAGCTGGCAGACGTGGCCAAATGCAACGCAAGCAAGGTCAACCGCGCCCTCCGCGCGTTGGAAAAAAAGGATCTGGTTCGACAGGACGGACAGCTTGATCCTTTGGTTTCAGGCGGGCGACCTCAGCTTTTGTGGCTGCCAAATATTGCATCCCCCGAAATAGGGGAAACAAGGGGAAAAAAGCCAACAACCTCACGCGCGTCACATGAAATAGAGGGTTGTTCCCCTTTTTTACATAAAGCCCCAGGTTTTCGTGGATCCTCTCAGGCGGGGGTTTTGCCCCCCGGTACTCCGGTCGAATTACGACGCGGCGATGCCTGGTCAAATGGCTGGGTTATTGCCAATGCGAGCAAAATGGACAGCATCCGCGCTGCAAAGCTCGGGAGCCCCCACATCACGATCAGTTCCCTGCGTTGGGAACTTGACGTGCGCCTTTGCCAATCTGGCTCGCAAGAGCCTGGACCAACTGAACTATTTGATTTCTAATGCCTGACTGCAACCGCACCTATCCCGTACGCGTTGATGTGCGCCTCACCGAGGAAGAACGCGACGCCTTGAACGCTGAAGCCATGCAACGCGGTATTCCGCGCCAGGAACTGCTCAGGGCTCGCGTGCTCAGCGAAGCCAACCAGCCCGCACCAATCCCTGACATCAAGCCTGTCCATTACTCCAAAGGTCGCGACTCAATCGACAGAGCTATTCATGCTGTGAATCGTCGATACAACGTCAACAGCCGAGATCTCGAAGCAATCGTTTGTACTGTCATTTGCGCTCTTAACGCAAAGCAATGATTCCGGGCATGCCTCATGCTACGATTGGTATGCCACAAGCCGGATGTATGGCCCGGATTCTCGGCCCTGAGACAAGAGCAGGTGCCTGGTTCTTACCTCCTCAGCCATGACCAGTAGCTCATGGCAGAGGTTTTAAATCCTGATTCCCTTAATGGCTAAGCAGACCCGAGCCTCAATCCTCGCCCAGGAAATTATCGCTTGTGATTTAGCGGAGCCTCAAAGCCGCTTGCAGCTTCAAGCGATCATTTCAGGGATTCTTTTTGCGAACCCAGATCTAGACGACCTTGAGGTTGGGGAGCTTATTCACGCTGAAATTTCGACAGCTCGCTAAAGGCTCTTGCCTTTTTCTCTCGGGTATGCCATACTATGTGCATGGGAGAGATCCCGCCCATTCGGAGCCTTTTGTGACAGCATCAACAACCCAGCCAGCTCTTCAAACCAGCAAGCTTGAACTCAATCAAATCATTTGTTCTAGCTTTGGCTACGACATGACGATCGTTGAGTACTACATCGTTTCTCGCATGACTAAGGCCAGCGTTTGGCTTCGCCCTATTAATTGCACGATTACAGGCGATGACGGACGCGGCGAAGGTAAAGCAATGCCTGACGCATCTTGGCAAGCCCCAGACGACAAAGTATTTCGCAAGCGCATTCAGCACTGGGACGGCGTTGAAGGCATCTCTGACAGCATCAAATACTTCCGCATCTGGGATGGCCGCCCTCAGTACCACAACACTTGGGACTGATCACTTCGGCCCTGGAGACAGGGCCTCTTTTGCTTTTCTCCTCTTTCACACCATGCTTAGTTACCACCACACGAGCCTCAACTTGTTCGAAGCTTTCGAACGCTATCAAGACCAGCTAGACGCAAACAATCTGCTCAAGCTCGCACCTGTTGAGCCCCGTTACACCGTTAACGCTTACAAAGGTTCTGAGCACATTTGGGAAGACTGGGCTTACGACAAAGACGAACTTGTCACCCTCAAGCAAATCGCTACCGAGAGCGGTTACACCGTCACTGTTCGCCTAGAGGACAGCGAAGACTGATCACCGTCGGGGCGCCTGATGCCTAGTCTCACACAGCAGGCTGAAAGCTATACAACACCCACCCCCGTGGGAAAAGCAGGGCGAGTTTGGAGCCTCGATCAATACCCCGACATCAAACATGGACGAACACTTCAAAGCACAGCAGCATCAGAATGAACTCCGCGCTTTCCTTCGTTATGAAGCCAGACTCAGCCTTGCCTATCGCCAAACTGCGTACGCTCGAGCCAGATGGACGCATCATGATCACAGTTGGCGAGCAACCGATTCAGTTCAGGTCAATCGTGAGTAGCCATCACCTTGTCGAAGAAAAAATTATTCGTTTACAGAGCTACTGGCTAAAAGCCAGTCAAAATCAAGATCTCTAAGCTACGCTTTACATCAAGCAGTTTTTTTTAGCTTGGCATCAATAACATCTTTAAAGTCAGATCATAAAAATGCACGACGCAGAACAGATCGTTCTTCTGAGTTAATTAAAGAGTCGCTTCAGCGTTATGGCGCTGCCCGGAGCATTGTCATTGATGAAGACAATCGAGTGCTTGCAGGCAACGGCACCATTGACGGCGCAAAGGCTGCAGGCATCAAAAACGTACGCATTATCGAAACCGACGGTGACGAGATCATTGCCGTAAAACGCACCGGCCTATCAGAAGAGCAAAAAGTCGGCCTAGCTCTAGCCGACAACCGCACTGCTGATCTCAGCGAGTGGGACGTTGAAATGCTGCATACTCTTTCCCAAGAACATGACATTTCTAGTTGGTTTACTGAAGAGGATTTAGAAGCATTTTTAGGCGATGCGGTTGAGCCTCTTGACGAAATGCCAGAACTTAACTCTGACGATCGTGAGCCGATTCAGCAGATGACTTTTATTGTTCATGACCTTCAAGCTGAGATCATCAAGGAAGCAATAGAAAAAGCCAAAGCCATGGGTCCTTTTGTTGATACTGGCAATGAAAACAGCAATGGAAACGCAATTGCTCGTATCGCAGAGCTTTTTCTAAGTTGGGGGGGTGATCATGGCCTCAGCTAAAAACATCAAGGTCGCTCCTATCTCTGCAAAAGATGCAGCGGCTCTCGTTAAGCGAATCCATTATTCCGGTTCCACAGCAGCAACTTCGAGCCTTCATTTGGGTGTTTTCCTGAATGATCGTCTCGAAGGTGCCATGCAATTTGGTGCACCAATTGATAAACGGAAAGTTCTGCCCTTAGTCGAAAATACGCCATGGAATGGGTTTTTAGAATTAAACCGGATGGCATTTAGTGAAAACCTTCCCCGGAACAGCGAAAGTCGCGCCCTTTCGATTGCTTTTCGTTTAATAAAAAAACATTACCCGCACGTTCAATGGATACTGTCTTTTGCTGATGGGTCGCAATGTGGAGACGGCACGATTTATCGCGCCAGTGGCTTTTCTCTTACAGGCATTCGTCAAAACAAAACTATCCTTAAATTGCCAAACGGAAAAATTGTCACTGACCTGACTCTTAATATTAACCCTCAAAAAATGGGCGGCAATGCGTCGCAATGGAAAAAACGCGGGGCTAAACCTCTTGATGGTTTTCAACTTCGATATATTTACTTTTTGCATCCGACAGCCAAAGAACGGCTTACCGTTCCCATTGTTCCGTTTTCACGGATAGCGGAAATTGGCGCAACTATGTATCGTGGTCAAAGTATGCGCGTGAAGCAGGCCACTGTCGGGACCACCGATAAGGCGGCGGAGCATCACCGACCCACGCGCTCCAACCAATTCAAAGCCAGCCCCAAAATTCAACAGGCTGACTGATGCCAAAACCCAACAACCCAAGGCGCCGGTCATCAAATGCTGAGCTTGGGCTGCGCGTAAATCGGATAGCTCGTCTGCTGGCAAACGGAGGCACGCGCTCTGATGTGTTGCAATATGCCTCGACTCAGTGGGAATGCAGCACCAGAACTACTGACGATTACATCCGCAGAGCAAGAGAGATTTTGTGCGAAGACTGGGAGCTAGATCGGCGCGTTTTTACTGCAGAGATTCTTTCCCAGCTTGCGACGCTTCAAAAAGAAGCCCGTAAGCAAAGCAATCTCAACGCCGCTTTGGGCTGCATTAAGACAGCGGCGCAAATTGCGCAAGTCCTTCAGTGACGATTCTGAATCACATTGAGAATGGATCGATTCTCAATCGAATTGGTGAGCACAATTCAGAATTTGACGTTCAAGCCCTTGTCAATCAAATCAAAGCTGACTTGCACCCTGGGCAGCTTGCTTTTGTAGAAGATCAAACAACAGAAATCATCGGCCTATCTGCAGGGTATGGAGCAGGCAAGACGAGGTCGTTAGCCGCAAAGGCTGTCGTCCTTGCGGTGTTGAACCAAGGCTTTATGGGTTGCGTAATGGAGCCAACAGGTCCATTAATTCGTGACATTTGGATGAATGATTTTGAGCAGTTCCTTGAGGCATACGAAATCCCTTATACGTTCAGGGCTTCTCCGTTGCCCGAATACGTTCTGCATTTACCGGGCGGTGACACAAAGATCTTGTGCCGCAGTTTTGAAAACTGGTCACGCATCATTGGCTTGAACCTTGCCTGGGTGCTTGCCGACGAAATCGATACGGTCACGCCATCAATCGCACAAAAAGCATTTCCAAAAATCCTTGGCCGCTTGCGTGCTGGCAACGTGCGACAGTTCGCGGCTGCATCAACTCCTGAAGGTTTCCGCTGGATGTGGAACACGTTTGGCACAGAGGAAGCACAACAGCGCCCTGATCGGAAACTGATTAAAATGCGATCGGTGGATAATCCCCACCTTCCAAAAGACTTCATCGAACGTCTCGAAGCAAACTACGATCCCAGCCTGTTAAAGGCGTATTTGCTTGGAGAGTTTACGAATCTGACAACAGGTCAAGTTTATGACCGTTTTGATCGCGCCAAGCATGTAATTACTGATATTCCTGATGTCAGCAACGAGCCTCTACGCGTCGGCGTTGACTTCAATATCGGGAACATGTCAGCAGTCATCGGTGTGCGTCTTGGGAACAACCTTCTCCTGATCGACGAGATCAGCGGTGCGCATGACACCGACGCTATGGCACAAGAAATACAACGCCGTGCTGATGGACGTCAGGTATACGTCTACCCTGACGCATCTGGCGGAAACAGAAGCACGAATGCCTCACGTACAGACATTCAGATCTTGGAATCCTACGGGTTTAGCAATCAATCACCAAAGGCCAATCCTCCCGTACGTGATCGGGTGGCTTCTGTTCAAGCTTTGTTGGAAAACGGAAAAGGCGAAGTCAGGTTGCAGGTCACTGCAAATTGTAAACGGACAATCGAATGTTTAGAGCTGCAGTCATATACAGAGGCAGGCGACCCCGATAAAGATGCGGGTTATGACCATATGAATGATGCTTTGGGCTACTTGATCTACAGAGACTTCAGCATGATTCATGCGCGTGCTGGACGGGGCACTGGCATTAGGCTCTACTAAACTGTGGTATCGGGCGGGATTTAACTGTGTATTCAGGCTTTTCTGGTGGTCGCCAACGCGTTGGCAACGTCACTCAGGT